GGTCATCCCGCGCGCATGTGTTATTGGCGACCTTGGAAGGTCGGCCAAGATTGGAGTTAGTGACTCCCTTTTTGTTTAAATGTAAAGATTGAACCTGATTTGTTTACCCCTTAGACCCTACTTGTTCACGTTTACACTTAGGCATTCTTTGGGATTACACTTCGGCAGCCTTTTTTACATCCCTTTACACTGAGGCAATAGCAACTTCGATTTTTCTAAATTCGATGGTGGTAAACCACCGCCCCCCATTTTTGTTTACATTTTCAGTATCGTATATTCCCTTAAGCAAGGAAAGTCTAGTTTACTGGTTAAACTTTAAAACCTTTATCAATGGGTGTCTTTGGTCATTGACCACGTTTAGTTAATCGTGTACGCTTTAGCGGTAAATCCGTAATACTTTACGTAGGCACCCTACTGTGAGAGACAAAAGCTATAAAAAATTTTATGTCCCAATTAAGCTCTCATAGTGAAAGCTTTGACTAAATATTAAGCCAACGGTTGAGTCTATTAGCAATCCACGCAAACACCTCTCCGCTCCTATTGGACGACGTGAAAAGTTAAGTGGTAGTAAGGTACAGGTGCAGTTGCACCCGAGGCCTGCTTGGCAAGATGATGGCTGTTGGCCCAATTGTAGTCAATGTCCGGCACTCCGGTAGGTTTCCGCGTTTTCTGAATTCAAACGCGGTGCGGCAATTTAGGGGCCAAAGAAAACAACCTACTTTAAGAAACAGAGATAACGAACAATGCTTTCCGTAACCGATATGCTCGCTTCTACGTACCTTGTGGCGACAAGCAGTACTATGCGCCACAACCCAAAATACTCTGGCAATTTCCAGTTCTTGCATGACAAGAATTTGGATTATGCCACCCTTGTCGTGGAGGCCACTTTGGCACTCTACTGGCAATTTCGAGCATCAACGAGCACTGCTTCGTTGCTCAGTGCTGTGTGTTCGTTCTATCATGCAGTCTCCGGTTGCTCAGTCACCGGTTCTGCACTGCGGTTGATACACAGTCTCGTGGTCGAAATCAAGAGCTATTTACCGTGGCACCAGAGTGGTACGGGATGGATTGATGTTCTCGACGATTTGTACAAGAACACAAAACGTGTTGTCAAATCCGCCTTGGGAGACAAGATCGTTAAGGTCTTCAATCACGTCGTAGCTCTCGCCATGTACAAGAAAGCCGGCATTGAGCTCGATCCCGTCCTTTTCGGGGAAATCGAAAAGAAGCGTATTCGTCCTACCATTTGGGATGTTGCTTCTTTTGCCGACGCTATCACCGGACTTGTACTCTTTCTGTGCAAGGCCGGACGTCAGGCACTGGCCACAGGTAGCGTTGAGTGTTTCTTCATCGATGAGGGCGTTCTGTCGGACTGGGTTGAGAAAGCTTCTAGGCTTCGGAAAGACTATGAGTTCACAGGCAACCCAGCCGCTGTTGGCATGGCCCTCCCAGCCTACATCAAGGATGTGAAGGAGTGCATCGAAACTGGTAAACAGCTTCAGAAGCACTTCCGAAAGGGTAGAGAGTCAACCATGTTGCTCAACATCATCCTGGAGCTGGAAACAGTGCTTAAGCGCTTGGACCTGTCGCTCATGGCCAGCTCGTTTAGGCGAGCTCCCATTGGCATCTTCTTATACGGTGGTGCTGGTGTGGCCAAGTCCCATATCGCCCTTGGCCTGTTCAACCACTATTGCGCAATCCGAGGCATTGACAAGGAGTGTGCCACCATGTGGACGAGGACGGAGAACGACGACTACTACAGTGGGTACAAGTCTCACTACGCGGGAGTTCTCTACGATGACGCGTCCAAGTACAGGGTGTCAAAGGTGCAGGGCATTGACCCCTCCATCGGAGACATCATCAGCGCCATCAACAACATTCAGTTCGTCACCCCACAAGCCGACCTGCCAGACAAGGGCAAGATACCTTTCAGGTCAGAGTGGGTTGGTGTGACCAGTAACGTGGACGACCTGAACGCCTCGTACTACTTCAATTGTACGAGCGCTTTCTTGCGTCGCTTTGCGGTGCGCATCACACCTATTGTCAAATCAGAGTACTGTTTGCCAGGGGAACGACGCATTGATCCTGCTAAGATACCTGCTGGCGAACAGTACCCCGACTTGTGGGTCTTTCAAGTTGATGAACCCGTGGTCGAGGGCGACACTGGTCACTTTAAACCTGTTCATAGGTTCGAGCACTATGCTGACCTCCTCGAGTACATGACCGGCGTTTACAAGCGCCACATCGAAAAGGAAACCAAGCTCATGGAGTCCGTCCAAAAGATTGGACCTGAGCGAGTTTGTGAGTGCCGGCTCCCCGTGTCACTTTGCAGGTGCGCTCGCGATGAGAATGGCACACGTACGCTTGGTAGCGAAGATGGGACCATTTTGTTTGGCACTTTCAATAGTGTGGCACAAGCTGACGTCAACGTCAGTGGGCTGCACTGGGATCGTGTTAATGAGCTCCAACGGCACAAACACATCAACTACATCGCTCATGGTGGGGACAAAGTGCTTCGCGCCTTCCTCAACCAAACTTACGCTGACCCACTGATCTCAAGGTGGTTCGATCCGCACTTTATGGATAGTGAGCTTGGTAAGACGGATGATGAAGTGGTGAGATTTCTCATTGAGCACATCGACACTTGCATTGAGGAGTTTATTGCCACTGAAGCCAGAGACCGCCTCAACTTCCTCAGTGATGGAGCGTTCACAGCCATTGATGACACACCTGATCTCGGGTACCTCACCTTCGAGCCTAAGTTCGATAGGAGAGGTTTCTTCATTCATGGTCAGATGTCGGCGCTGCGCAGCCAAATATTGCAGTTCACGCCTACACTTACGGAGAAGGAAATCGCCGTACTGGATGTGTATCTCGAAGAGGAAGCTCCCAAACACATTTCGGCAGGTTGGAGCGTTTCCTCGATTATTCGGGGTGCGCACGATTACGTCAAATACTACTCCTCACGCATGGTGGATGCCAACAGGCAGGAGGCGCGAGAGTTCCTGCTTGGCACTCGAGATGTCAAGTGGTACGAGAAGTTCGGTGTTTGGTTTGCTGGCCAGTACTTCGAGAAGCAGTGGGTGTATCACACTGTGAACTACGTCACTCAGTTTCGCATCGTGCAGTACGTCGCGGCTCGCTTCATTGACCGCTGTGCACACCCACGTAGTCAATTAATGATGGAGGCTGCCCGCATCGATAAGTCGCGATTGGGTGGCAATGTGGTGCTCACTGCCCTCGCCAGCGTCATCTTTGTTGTCACGACTGCGGCGCTTATTAACAGCGTCTACAACATGTATGCTTCGTTTGGTACACGCAACACCGAAGCTTACGAGATGTCCGACACATCGTCCTACGTAGACACGATGTCCCATGTCGACTTTGAGCCTGAGGCACAAATGGATCTAGACAACGTTGGTAAGAGGCCTGTGCCTCGTGAAACTGATCGTGCTAACGTTTGGGTCACTAAGGAGCGTGCGATATCACGCTTGGATGTCGATCCAAAGAGGCCTCACAATGAGTCTCAACTTATGAGTGCCATCAAGAACAACTTGGTGTTTTGCCGTGTCTATAACAGCTTCAATGGCCGTGAAGGCTTTGCCAATACTCGCGCGATTGTGTTGATAGTGAGACCATAGTGATCAACAACCACGCTCTACCGCCGGGCTCGAAGGTCGAAGTGTGGGTTGGCCCCATGCTGGAGGAAGGCGTGCGACCTTCGTACTGCTTCCATCCCAGTGAGGAGCTCGTGAAGCGCATCCCCGAGAGGGACGTCGCCATCATCAAGACATGGGCAAACCCTTGCAGGTTCAAAGATATCAAGCACCTGTTCACCAAGCGCACTTACTCCAGTGTTGGTGCTGCTGAGTACTTGGTTCGCCACAAGGACTTCACCATAGAGTCGGTCCAGACGATTGGTGTCATGCTCTCAGGGCTTCGGGGCTTGAGCGGGGCTGAGGACGTTGTGTGTGAGGCATGGAGCTCACATCCAATGCGCCAGACGGTGTCTGGAGAGTGCGGTTCGCCGCTTGTCATCCACAGCACTTTGGGTAGTGTCATTGTGGGTTTCCACACTGGTTACGATGTGACGACTAATACTGCGTGGGCTGTCAGGTTGTTCCGTGAGGATTTCGATGACGAGGACCACCCTGAGGTGGGGGTCATCAGACCTTGCGGCCCAGTTGCCCAAGTTGGTGGTTTCATGAAGTTGGGTCCCAATGACAAGCTCTTCACTGACTACCATGAGAAAGGCCATCTGATGACGCATGGACAGCTCAGGGGTTTTGTGGCTCGCCCAAAATTCACTGGCACTTACACACCTCACGCCCATTATTGCTTTCGGGTTGGTGGTGAGTTTGACCCACCAATCGTAGACAATATGGCGGCCCCGAAGAATGCTGGTTGGAAACAACCGCAGATGGTGCTCGAGAACTACTTGCAACCCACACATAGCATGAACGAGCTGATTGTTAGAGCTTGTGTGCAAGCGTTCAAGGATCGAATTGCTGCAGGCTTGGATGAAGTCGATCTTGAAGACATCCATCCGGTGCCTGTTAGTGTTGCTGTTAATGGTATGCCTGGTGTCCCCAATGTGGACGCCCAGAAGCATGCCACATCGGCCGGCCATGGAAAGAGAGGACCCAAGTTACAGTACCTTAGCGACCCTGTGCAGTTTGACATCTGGGACAGTTACCGCACTTTTGATGCGGAGACGCTCAAGGAGATCGATGAGATGCGTGAGGGAATGTACCGTGGGGTCAGGCCTCATGCCATCTACGACGCGTGTTGGAAGAATGAGATGTTGTCGAAGGAGAAGGTGGAAGCCGGCAAGGCCAGGTGTATTTACATGTGTCCGCTTTCTTTTCTTGTCAACATGCGCATGAGCACTGTAGCCATGTGCCGCGTCATGATCCGCAGGAGGTTGCTGTTTTGTTTGGCGGTTGGTCTGAACACCCATTCCGAGGAGTGGGACGATCTCCACAAAGCGTCTAACTTCATACCGGGTGATTGCTGGATTGCTGGCGATTTCAAGGCGTTTGAGAGCGTCCTGAGCATTCTCATCAGTAATGCCGTGAGTAAGGTGTTCCTTTTCTTGGCGCACATTAGTCGCAACTACACCCCTGAGGAGTACATGGCATTGCGCGTTGCTTTAGCCGACATTTGTAACGCTACCATTAACTTCTTTGGGGAGCTGATCACGCTACTTGGCGGTGAGGCTTCGGGTCAGCAGTTGACTACATTTTTCAACTGTGTGGCCAATGTGTTGTTGCACATGTACGCCTACGTGACCATCCATAAGGAAGATGACACGTTTGAAGAGTACCACCGACTCGCTACTGAGTTTTTCAGCAAGGTGTTTTGCATGACATTGGGTGATGATGTGTACCTTAAGGTGCACCCTGATAGACCACAATACAACCACACAACCATTCAGGCTGTGTTCGGTAGTATTGGCGTCACTTACACCATGGCAGATAAGGGGGCAGCCTCTAGACCTTATATTCCCCTTGAGGAAGTTACTTTTCTCAAGAGGAAATTTGTCGACCATGAAGCTTTCCCTGGCATGAAAGTGGCTGCCTTGGACAAGCGCAGCATTTACAAGATGCTGTGCTACACCGTGCCCTCACACAGTACCAGCCAAGAGGAGCAGATGGCGGCTGCTATTGCTTCTGCTCAGAGCGAGGCATTTTTCCACGGTTCTAAGTTCTTTGCGCAAATCTTTGACTTGATTGCAGAAATGCCTAAGAGCAAGGAACTTGAGTTCCGCATGCGCCAGCTCCCACCTCCGTCTTGGAACGCGATGGTGGCTCGGTTCGTGCGGGCCTCACCAAAACTGCAAACGCGTCAGATCTTACCCGTCTTGACGGAAAAAGCAGGAACCGAGGGTAGTTACTGCCACGTGTCTGAATTGGAACTGCAGGCGCGCTGGAGTGTGGACCCTTGGGGATCTACGGTCATGGGGCGTTCCCCCAATCATCGTTTTCACGGTGGCGCTCGGCCGTGCGCAAACACTGTTCCTATGGGCCTGTCGTTTGAGACCGCGCAGGACCCTGAAGATGCAGGTTTCAGCAAGAACATAAACAAAACTCGAGATACACCCACCACCGCAGACAGGGAAATGGCCCCTAAGGTGGTGGCGCAAGCCATCAGTAAAGTTCGCAGCCAGCAACGGAGAAAGAAGCGTCGCGAGAAATGGAGCGGAGTCGCGCAAGCTGATATTCAATATGACACGCTGAGTGTGCCCAGCACCACAGCTGAAGGCACCACTGACGTCGTGCAACAGCAGGTCGTGTTTAAGAATGAACCGGTTTCTGAGACCATTGCTGCACCCAGCTCCAAAGATGAAATTGCTGATGCCATGCAAATACAGCAGGATGTCGGCAACTATCTTATGCGACCACAGCTCATTTTCAGTTACGCTTGGGTGGAGAACACCGCAAACGGTGCAAAAACTGATTTTGCCCCATGGCGATTGTTCTTCCAGAACGTCAACATGCAAAACAAGTTGGCTGGTTTCCACTTGCTGCGGTGTAAGCTCAAGCTCAAGTTTCTGATTAATGGTTCCCCATTTTATTATGGATCTTTGATGGCTACTTACACCCCGCTCAATGGATACCGCCTCGACACCGCTGAGGCAACTGGTGTCGAGATGCGCTTGACCGCGACCTCCCAGAAACCACACGTTTGGCTCGAGAACCAGAACTGTTCCACGGTGGAAATGGAACTGCCCTTTTTGTACCCTTACCCATACTTAGATGTGGGGCGTCTTACGGAGTTCACCAATATGGGCACTGTTCATTTGGTCCAGTACGCTCCACTTCTGAGTGCAAATGGTTCTTCGAGCACCAATGTTGATATCCAGGTTTACGCCTGGGCTGAGGATGTGCAGCTAAGCGGACCAACTAACATGCCCGTGATGCAGAGTGAGTTCAAGCTGAACGGCCAGATCTCCGGCCCTGCGAGCACTGTGGCCGCTGTTGCTGGGAAGCTTGACAAGGTGCCTTACATTGGGCCCTATGCCAAAGCCACCTCTATGGTAGCCGGCACGCTAGGTGAAATAGCCAGCTTTTTCGGGTTCACTAACGTGCCTAATGTGCGCGATATTGAACCAATGAAACCGGTTCCCTTCAGCTTGGCTAGCACTAGCATTTCGGAACCTGTGCAGAAGTTGAGCTTGCAACCTAAACAAGAGACAGCTATTGGCTCTTCTCAACATGGTGGTGATGGTAATGACGAACTCGTCATCTCGCGATTTTGTTCGCGGTCTGCGTACATTTGCGGACCCACGTGGAACACGACAGATGCTCCTAACACAATTTTGTTCACCACAGCTGTGTCTCCGCAAATGTTCACTCGATCTGCGACCGAGGTTGCACACTCTCCCATGAGCTATGTCGCCAACCACTTCCAGTATTGGCGCGGCTCGATCAAGTACACCTTCAGGGTTATTCGTTCGCCATACCACCGTGGGCGACTCCAAATTTCCTGGGATGCTGGATCTACGAACCTGGCTTCCAATCCGCCATTGGGAAATGCGAACACTTTAACCACTGTGATGGACCTTGATGAGGACAGCGAATGTTCATTTGTGGTGCCTTACATGCAAAAGGAGTTGTTTTGCAAAACATACGCCATTGATAATACCGGCACCAGCATTTGGTCCACGAGCACCGCGCCCACTGGGACGTGGGATAGGGCCAATGGTGTGTTGAGTGTGCGGGTGCTCAACAGGCTCACTGCCCCTGAAGCCAGCTCCTCCGCAACCATCTTGGTGTTTGCGAGTGCTTGCGACGATATTGAGTTCGCTGGTCCGCGCGACTTCGACGTGTACAATGGCGACAACATTTTGAGTCTCAACGCGCAGACGTCGGCCACTGCTCAGAGTGACATTCAATACACCGATGAAGCACATGCCACTGAGCTTATGCCCAGGGGTGCTAACCACCGAGTATACGATCAGGTGTTTGGGGAGAGGATTGGTTCCTTGCGCGAGTATATGCATCGCAGTAGCCTTAGCTTCCTGTGGTACCCCGGTAATACCACCACCGATGTGGGTTCTGGGGCTGTTCGCATTCCAATCAAACGCATACCACCTCCTCCTGGGGTGTTTGCCAACGGCTGGTGGGCTGGCACCACCACCAGTGGTGTTGGCCAGTCAGTGTTTTACACCAAGATGCACCCAATTTTGAGCTTCTCGACATGCTTCATTGGATACAAAGGTAGTGTCAACGTTAACGTTAACGTCGACCAACCCAATGTAACCACTGCTGTCGACACACTCTCTGTTGTGCGCATTGCTAATGGTGACATTCTCACCGCGGCAGAGCGCCGACCCAGCCTTTACGTGTACAGCAACCCCAGTGCCTCGCTTTCGCTGAATGCGCGCGCTGACATCATTGCTACTGATGCAGGACGGGCGGGGTGTGCACTCACCAACACCAAGACGAACGCAGGTTTGTCGGTGCAACTGCCTTATTATTCAAACAGTGGGTTCCAAATGTGTGACCCACGTCGTGAATACAACAACCAAGACAACTTCACCGATCGCAATAACGACTGGTGGCGTATCGAGTGGCGATACAACAAAAACAACCAAGCAACTTCGACTAGCGGAGCACTCACCAGTGTGTATTATGCCACTGGGCCTGATTTTGACCTAGTGTACTTCATCAATGTGCCAGTGATGACGCTCGTTGCCGTAGTTGCTGTCTAGATATTTTTACCTTACTGGGGGTTAATCCAGAACTACCCAACATTAGCAATTTGTGTTACACCTACACAGCTCAATCGCGTACCCGCAAGGGGTAAACCCGTAACAGCTTTGTAGTTTGCTAATTGTTGCTCGGTGATACGGCCGCCGAGGGCTCTTATGAGTAGGACACGTGCAAAGCTTAACATGAACTTTCTTAGCTTCACGCACGTGGAGGTAGGAAAGACGTAATGTTTCATAGTTTTGTGCGTCAGCACGACTGCCCA